CTATTGGGCTCAACTTTAAGTATGCGTTCTAAGCTCTTTAGAGCCATTCTGACGCACTCTAAGCGAGTTTATGTAGCGCTAGACAAAGATGTTGAAAAGAAGGCTTTAAACATCGTTAATACGCTTATTTTGCACGGTATCGAAGTTTATAAAATAGATACGTCCAATTACGAAGACGTCGGAGAAATGACAAAAGAAGAATTCGAGAGAAGAAAAGACGCGGCAACACTTTTTGATTTAAAGGCTCTTTTAGTACAAAAAATATCACAAATTTAGTGATATAATATACATATGCAACCTGGCGACCTGGCAAGAATTATTAGACCTTCATTTACTTTTGGCGACAGCCAATTTATCATTGATACATGGACTCACCAAAAGCCAGTTTTAATTCTAGAAGAAAGCACAATCGAATATCCAGGCGGCGACCACGACAAAACAGTCTTAATTCAACTAGGCAAAAAAACTACATGGATTCTTAAAGACGATTTAATAAAATATGAATCAAGATGACTGGTGGCAACATATAATTGTTTGGAGTGTAATTGCAGCATCGATTGTGTATGTTGTGAAATGGGCGCGAGATTTGTTTGACACCTACAAATAAATATGATAGTATATATCTATGAATATTTTTGCAATCGAAGGCAGCGATAATAATGTTGATTGGGTTAAATCCGCCCAGTCACAAGATAATTATCGCGTAGTTAAAATGATTCTCGAATCTTGCCAGATGCTTTGTACTACGCTCAATGAGTTGTCAGACAAGCAAGTTACACCTTATCGCTCTACTCATAAAAACCACCCATCAACCAAATGGGTCCGCGCATCATCGGCAAATTTCGAATCACTTGTCGAGCACACAACGGCAATGCTAGAAGAATACACAGAACGCTTTGGCAAAGTACATAAATGCGCCTCTGTGCTGGAGAAGTGTCTAGATATATATGATCCGTCTTTATTTCCCTCACAAGAACAAACACGATTGCCACTGGCGATGCCTTATGAATTTCACTCTGACAATATCATTGAATCATATCGTAGGTTTTATGCATCAAAACCGCGCATGCGCTATCCAAAAGATAAAATTCCAAGTTGGTTTTTAGAATATCGCGGCGACCAGAAAATTGAAATTAATTAATTTTTTTGTTGACACCTGATAAAATGTATGTCAATATAGTATATATATGTCTATTCTTTATATAGAACCATTTGCATTCCGCCCGGGCGCCATTATAAAATGTTGGAACGAAGATATTAACAGAAGCACCATGGGCTATATTATTAGCGCTATTAGAAATGAAGAAATAGGCGATTACGACATAACTATTCGATGGGTGGATCCATATATTATTATGGAAACTTGCGGTTCGGTGGATTTACACCAAAGAGTTGCAGAAGACGGCCCATGCAAATATTACAGCCCAATTAACAGGATAAAATGAAATTTGCACATTTAGCTGATACACATATCAAAAATCTTAAATATCATTATGAGTATCGTGAGGTCTTTAAAAGACTTTATGACACTCTTCTTAAAGAAAAAGTAGATTGCATCATACACTGCGGAGACATCGCACACACTAAAACGCAGATCTCTCCAGAATTTGTAGAAATGTGTACTAATTTTTTTAGGAGTTTGGCAGATATTGCACCTACATATATAATCTTAGGGAACCATGATGGCAACCTAAAGAATTCAAGTAGGCAAGACGCCTTAACCCCCATTGTTGATGCATTGGGTCATCCTTCGCTTTTTTTACTGAAGAATTCAGGGGAGATACAATTAGACAATGGGCCCGTTCTTAACGTTCTTTCTGTTTTTGATCGTGATAATTGGATTTCTCCTAGCGATCCCAGTCGGATTAATATTGCACTTTATCATGGGTCTATCTCGAATTGTGAAACAGATCTTGGTTGGGTTATGGAACACGGCGAAGACGATATTTCGATTTTTGAAGGGCACGATTTCGCTTTTCTTGGAGATATTCATAAAACAAACCAAACTTTAGACAAGCAAGGACGAATTAGATATCCTGGCTCAACTATCCAGCAAAATCATGGCGAGACTAATGATAAAGGTTTCTTAATTTGGGATATTAAAAATAAAGATTCCTTTGCTTGTAAACATATTAAATTAGAAAATCCTAAACCTTTTGTCACTATCGAATTAACGCTAAAAGGAAGATTGCCAAACAAATTTAAAGCTCCTGAAGGAGCTAGATTACGTTTGGTTTCAAATAATAATTTGCCTTTAAGCACGATGAAAAAAGCAGTTGAAGTTGCAAAGCATCGATTTAAGCCTGAATCAATTACATTTTTAAATCGCGCAGCTGGTATACGAGGAAGCGTAGAAGAACTTGCGAATGGACTAGCAACGGATAATCTTAGAGATTTAGCAGTGCAGGAAGAATTAATTGAAGAATATTTAAAAGATTTCCAACCGGATAACGATTTATTAGAGCGTGTTATAAATCTTAATGCTAAATATAATAGAGCGGTCGAGGATCAGGAAGAAGTAGGAAGAAATGTTAATTGGAGATTAGAGTCATTAGAATGGGAGAATTTATTTAACTATGGAAGTGGGAATCGGGTCAGCTTTAGTAAACTTAATGGAATCGTGGGGATCTTTGGGAAGAACTTCAGCGGAAAGTCTAGTATTATTGACAGCATGCTCTACGCTCTCTTTAATTCTACTAGTAAAAATGAGAGGAAGAATCTCAACATTGTTAATCAAAACAAAAATAGTGGTATGGGAAAAGTTGAGATTTCGATAGGAAATAAAAGATACACTGTTCAAAGAAATTCTGAAAAATACATCAAAAAGCTTAAAGGCGAAGAAACAGTAGAAGCAAAAACTGATTTAAATTTTGAGTGTTATGACGAGGTCACTGATGAAACTCAAAGTCTTAATGGTTTAACAAGAAATGAAACAGATAAAATAATAAGAAAGCATTTCGGAACCTTAGAAGATTTTCTTATGACATCGATGGCTTCTCAGCTTGGTGCTCTTCAATTCATTAGTGAAGGCTCAACAAGGCGAAAAGAGATTCTTGCTAAATTCCTTGATCTTGAACTTTTTGATAAAAAATTCAAACTAGCAAAGGAAGACGCTACAGATTTAAGAGGCGCCTTAAAACGTTTAGAAGGAAAGGAATTTGATGAAGATATTCTCGCGACAGAAGAAGAAGTCAGAATCAATGAAAAGGACACACAAGAACAAACGTTAATATGTAAAAAAATTAAAACAGAAATTTCTAATTTAAATAAAAAACGCATTAACTTGGAAAAAGAAATTGAATCGATCCCAACAGAAGTTATCAACATAGATGAAGTTTTATTAGAAATTAATGAAAAAGAAAAATTAGCCGCCCATAACATCGCAGAAAATATAGAATCAAATGGAGAACTATATGATAATCAACAAATTTTAAATCAAATTAATGTATTTATAGATAACTTTGACATTGATAATTTAGAACTTAAACAGGGGATTTTAAAGACAAAAGAGCAGCAGCTTAATAATATTATTGATGATATTAAAAATGAAGAAATCCGGCTTGAAAATCAAAAAAAGAAATCTGAGTTGCTTAAAGAAGTGCCTTGTGGATCTGAATACTCACATTGCAAATTCATAAAAGATGCTTACATAGCAACAGAGAAACTTTCTTTAACTAAAAAAATATGTAAAGAGTTTAAAGAATATCAAAAAGATTTGACCAAAGAGATAGATGATTTAAGCCCGAATAAAATAAGCGACCATCTTGCTAAATATGATCAAGTATTAGAAAAGAGAAACACAATCAAAGGAGCAATGAGCAAGCTACAGTTTTCAATAGAAAAAAATGAAATTAAAATTGAAGCTTTGGATAAAGATATTGCAAATTTAAATCAAAAAAGAGATGAATACTACCAAAATAGAGAAATTATTGATGGCAAAGGCGCCCTAATCAAAAAAATGGATGACATTTTATCACAAATTGAATCTCAAAAAGCAACTCTTGATGGCTGTGAGACAAATATACTTGAAATGTACAAGGAGCATGGTTCTATTGAACAGAAGCTTACTTCTCTTATAGAACAAAAACAAGAGTTGGCCGACCTACGAGAAGAATATTCAGCTTATGATCTTTTTATGCGCTGTATGCATACTGGCGGCATATCATATGACATCATTAAAAAGAAATTGCCAGTTATTAATAATGAAATCGCAAAAGTTCTTGCAAATGTTGTAAATTTTGAAGCTTTTTTTGAGGATGATGGAAAGCATCTAAGGATTTTTATTAAACATCCGAAACATGAGCCAAGACCGTTGGAAATGGGCTCCGGAGCAGAAAAAACCATTGCTGCCATGGCGATTAGACTGGCATTGCTTTCTGTTTCAAGTCTTCCAAAGGGCGATGTCTTCGTTCTGGACGAACCAGGAGCCGCATTGGACGCGGAAAACATGGATGGCTTCATTTCCATTTTAGAATTAATAAAATCTTATTTTAAAACAGTTTTATTGATTTCTCACTTAGACTCTTTAAAAGACTGTGTTGACATCCAGATTACAATTGATAAAAAAGGCGATTATGCACAAGTTGTAGAAGTTTGAGTGTAAAAAGCAAGTAAAAAACTATTTAAAGTATGGCGTCAGATTTAAAATTCAAATCAGATTTTGTGATCAATGCTCAAAATAATATTTCAAACGAATACGATAAAGAAGTAGATCAAGTTCCTATTTCTTTTGTTGTAAGAGGGCCAAGTACTATTCGCAAACGTTCGATTGCCTATATATGCACTATAGGAACCGATCCTTGTAAAATAGTAGGCGGCTGCACAACTTAAACAAAAGTATTTTTGTAATTTAATAAACTATTTATTATGCTCACTGTAGGAGGGTTTAATTTTGAGACACACTCTAGATAAAGTATTAAATAAGCTTGCATCAAGAAAGCTAACAGTTTGGTTAACAGCTACGGGTTTTATGTTATTTAATGTTGTACCTTTAGAGTCTTCGGACTGGGTGGCCATTTCTTTGGCCTACATTGGAATTGAAGGGTTGGCAGATATCGCTGCGCGCTGGAGGCATGGCAAGTGAGAATAACAAACGAAAGACTTCAGCAACTTATCCAAGAAGAAGTAGGCCGCGCCTTTTCAAATACAAATGTAGAAGAAGGACCCTCTGAACTAGAAGACATGGACAAACTTGTTGTCGACGGCGCCATGGAGGCTATTAAATCTAAGTCTAGCTTGTCTGAAGACGCGGATGAAGTTGAGTGGCACTTGTCTGCAATTAGAGAATTATTTGGAATACAGTAAATGGGGCTTGTTCTTAAAACATTTCTTAAAAAAGCATGGGCTTGGTTGAAACACAATTGGTATGCACCGGTTGTAGTAGTTTATACACTAATCCTTTGGTTTATTTTTCGACGAAAAGGTTCTGCGCACGAAGTGTTAGAAGTACGCAGCAAAAGCTATAAAGAACAGATCGATGTAATAAATAAAGCTCATGAAAAAGAAATAAAAAAAAGAGATGAAGTTTTAAAAAAATATAGTGAAACAATAGCTGAACTAGAAAGCGATTTTGCAAAAAATAACAAAGAACTAGATAGTAAAAAAAAGAAAGCAGTTAAAGAAATCGTAGATAAATATCATGACAATCCTGATGCGCTAGCAAGGTTGATGAGTACAGAATTTAATTTTGAATATACGAACGCGCGTAACGACGAGGAGGAATAATGAAATATTTTTTGATATTAACATTGATTTTTACATTCATATTTCCAGCACATTTATTTGCGGAGCCTCCTGGATCCAATTCAGATAGCACAAATTCTTCTCCAAAGATTACAGGCTTGCAAAAAGACGAGCCAGCGCCCTATTCTGGTGTGCTTTTAAATACAACAGCTGCTGCACAAATTTTTACAGATAAAAGCTTTTTTTCAGAAGAATTGTGCGCTATTAGAATTCAATTTGAAGTGCAAAAGAAAGTTGCAGAAATGCAACTTTTTCTTGATAGCACAAAAGTCAGCATGGACACCATGCAAGAGAAGTATTCTGCGATCATATCAATAAAAGACAAAGAAATTGAAAAACTTAGTGCCATAGCAATTGAAAATTCAAATGATTATCATATTTGGTGGGCATCAGGTGGTATTTTAGCAGGTATCGCGCTTACTTTGGCCGTACTCTTCGTTTCAAAGGAGGTATGACATGCCTACTATTGGTAAATATACTCATAATAGATTAATTGAATTAATTAATAATCGTCGTGAACCAATGAACTTGCATGGAAATGCAATATCAAATGCTGGTACGATTTCTGGAACTAATGTTTATATTACTGGCGATTTGCATGTTAGTGGAGGAGTTCACTTAGGAGATGCTGATGCTGATATTATATTGTCAACCGCTCAGCTGTCCGCCTCTGAAGGCGCCGAATTCGGCGGTGATGTTTTTATTGTAGATGACAAAAAACTTTATTTTGGAACGAATAGTGATGCTTCTTTTAGATATGATGAGGCCAACACTGATAAGTTAATTCTTTCTGCATCTGCCGGCGGCTTTGATATAAGCTTACCCGACAACAATTCATCTGCGCTCGCCTTCAAAGAAGGTTCAAATATGTATATGGAATTTGACACTACAAATAGCGGTGAAGATATTCGTATGAAAAAATTTGTCGCATTTGAAGGCCCAAATTTTGATCCAAAAATAATGTTTGAAGGCTCCAATGGCGCCACAATAGAAATTCCTGACAACGTTGCAAACGCTCTTCGCATAAGAGAAGGTAACAATACATATTTGACTTTTGCAACTACAGATGGACAAGAAGGTACCCAGTTTCATAAAACCGCACAAATCAGGGATGATGTAAAGCTTTATTTTGGAACCGATGGTGATGCCACTTTGATGTACGATGAAATCAACACAAATAAAATGATTATTTCTGGTGCGGCAGGCGGTTTCGATATAAATATGGCAGATAATGCAGCTAGCGGGTTTGAGATTACGGAGGCGGGAACTTCATATATGAAGTTCACCACAACAAATGATCAAGAAGAAATTGTTGTTGGCAAAAATCTTCATATGCGAGCCGGCGACCTAAAAATTGAAAATGATTTTCACAATGCAGCTTTCGAAGTTACCATGGATGACGGTTCCGCCGGCTCTGCTGAAATCTTATATTATGAGCCAAACGCAGACACAACCTTAACAAAAGGCGGAATATATTTTTTACACATAGACGGAACATGGGACGAGGCAGATGCTAATGCGGCTGCAACAGGCAAAGCACTGCTTGGAATCGCTTTAGGCACCTCCGCAAGAAACGATGGAATGCTAGTGCGCGGCTTTGTTAAGATTCCTTCAACAGAGGTTTTAAATGTTCCAGGTTCCGGAGAGTCAGATGGCCTCCCAGTATATATTTCTACAACTGCGGCCCATCTAGATTTTACTGCTCCTTCCGCTACCGGCGACATTGTAAGAGTTGTCGGCTATTGTATCGATGATGATAGCAGCGATATTTTACTTTATTTTTGTCCAGATAACACTTGGGTAGAAATAGCATAATAGAACAAGGTGACGTATGAAACAAAAAGTTAGAGATTTAATTGAAAATGTACTAGTCGATTTTAACGAAAAAGATAAATGGTTTTTTCATGCAATGTATTATGCTGATTGGTTGGACAAAGCGGGAGATGGCATAACAAAAGAAGAAGCCTTGGAATTATTAGGGTCTATTTCTTCTTGTATCAATGACGCGGACTTCGCTGATAAGGTTATGAATTTTGTGCACGAGAATAAAAATAAATAGGAAGCAAGAATGCCCTTAACTAAATACGTTTCAGTTACTTTTACAGGCGGCTCCAATGATGGGAGTACTTCAAATCCTTACACAACAATTGACGCCGCCGCCTCAGATATTGCCGACAACGCATCAGATAATGGCCCACATTACATAATCTTAAGTGAAAGCTCAGCCACGACAACAGTTTATTCGGCTAGCTATGGCCTAACTTCAGATTCGCAAGAGGACTTATGGATTGGCTCCTACAATTATGGTCTTATTATTAGCGGCGCGCATGGCCAAGACATCATAATCGATGGTTCTAGTGTCACAAATAAATCAGCATTTATATTATATGGCTCTGGTTCTGGTATCCACAATATGACGATTAGGAATTATGGAAATAATTCAAATCCAAATTACGGAGCCATTAGAATGACAAAAAGGCCATCAGACATTAGAGGCGTGACGATTTCAGGTTCTATTTGCGGTGGTATAACTCAATTGGGCGATCACACCAACTCTGGTGCTTGGACAAAAGTTGATAGTTGTCGGATACATATGGGAAGTCCAGCAAATGGCCGTCGTGCAATTGATTGGGGATCTCATGCTCGATATGCTTTGGTTAATAATTGTTTAGTCGTTTTTGCTGGCGGAACTGCAGATGGAACGACTCCTTCACAGGCCATTAATGCAACTTATGGGACTTCGTATACTACAGCTAGCTTTTGTACAGTGGCTATTAGCGTGAAGGACGCGCTCCATACAGATTCTGCTATTGCGATTGTCGCTGGTGAAGTAAAAAATTGTATTGTTAGCATGAGCCTTGCTCACGATTCTAATGACGTGGTCGCTTTTATTAGCGCCGACACTGCTACAAACAACCTTTATGCCGGGTGGAACACTGCTTCTGAAGCTGCTGGAATTCGCAGAACTTTCAACGGAACCAGCGCGTCATTTGGCGCAACAGATCTATCTTATAGAAACTCAGTTGCATTGACTTTATTTAATGATCCAGACCCCGAGTTTTTAAACCTGCAAGCGGATTGGACTTTAGCTGCAGGATCTCCGGCTTTAGATGCTGGAACTGCTTTGACCTATTTTACCGGGCTCACGGCTACAGACTTAAGTGGCACTTCGCGCGCCGATCCTCCGGATCTCGGCGCCTTTGAATTTGTTTCTACGGGCTACGGCAATACAGTAATGGGCGTTGCTGCCGCAAATATGGCCAGAGTATTGAATGTGACAAAAGCAAATCTTTCGAAAGTTGCAGGTACATGATGACAAAAGAAAAAGATTGGGATTATATTGCTCGTCTTGAAAAAGCAATTAAAGCAAAATATGGAACTGAAGCAATTCTTAATCCAAGCTCTAATTGGACGGAAGAAAAAGAACAGCAGTATATCGAACAATTAAAAGAATTTGCAAAAAAAGAAAATATACGAAAAGAACAAACAGATAAAGTTGAAAAAGACGGTTTTTTCATTGCTAAGAATCTAATTACTAAGAAAAGCAAAAGAAAATGTCCAATTTGTGGCATATATTCTTTTAAAGCAAGAGACGATCTTTATAGGAATAAATATGATTGTTGTTTTAAGTGCTTTATTCAGTGGGTTGAGAATCGCGAGGAACGCTGGTTAGAAGGTTGGAGACCAAATAATGATAAGAAAGAATAAAAGGCGGATTGATCCAAGATATTTTTTGCATGAAAAGTTGAATTTGATGCAGGAGGAAGAAGAACGCACTGTGGTGCCGGTCTCAACTCGCTATGACCCCTCAAAAACTGAGACTGGGGAATATGAACTTCTTCCGAGCGCAGAGGAAATGACTGTGCAGAGGGCCGACCAGGCCAAAGCAGCCAAGGCCAAAGCAGCCAAGGTCAAAGTAATAGCAGATACAAGAGCAAAATACGCGGTGGAAGAAAAGCCAGTGTACAGAGATATTCCAGGGTATGGAAAAGTTAGAATTCCTCAGAAACTCGACGTCGAATCAGACCCCGGCAGTGACATTCCAAAATTGGGCGCCTACTACAAAGCCTTTCCGGGGCAGGAAGATAAAGAAACAGGTGCCGCATTGAACCTGGCAATGGAGAGTTTTGAGCTAAGCGGCGAAGAACAGCCCTTCGAAGGTCTTGACCGCGACGACGTCAAAAAAACGAACAGGATGGTTCGGGGCTGGATCGACGAATACGGTGCTGCCGGCGCCGCCGAGCATATGCTCGATTATGTACATAACCTTGGTACTTACGCGCACCAGGCCGGCAAAGACCAAGCGCCGTACGTCCAGGCGCAAGAAAAATATTTGCAACATCTTCTTAAGAAGGGACATGCTCCAATTATGACAAAGCGGCTTCAAGCACAGCACGGTGGCCCCGGAGAATATAAACTCTCCATGGCCTATGAGAAAGCCATTGATAAACATAAAACTGCTCAGGGTGCCGTTGAAGCCCATAAAAAAAACGTGGGTCCCAATCCCATTGGGTACAATGCTAAGGAGTTGAAGAGGCTTGAGAACAACGTTAAGACGGCCTGGACAGCCCTGGTGCCAATTCGCCAGAAAGCACGGAAAGCGGGAGTTTATAGTGCTGAAGACCTTGCTGCCAAAAGGCGTTTTCATGAGGTGCCAGGATATGCGAAACAAATTACTCATTATAAGAAACCTGATGGAACAATAGTAGCTGCCGAAGATCTGCCCGACGATGCCGACTTTTACGATTGGGAAGGATTATCAACAGAAACCGACCAGGAAACCAGAATCAGACTAGCGGGAGAATACCTCGATGCCGTAAAGACTCAGTTTGCGAAGCGCGGAGAAGAAGTGCCAGCTGGCTTTGACCAAGAGCTTGCAGGAATGTCAACCGCGGCAATTATAAGAGGCATTAACGAAATCGTCCCTGTCCACGCGGAAGAAGGTGCTTTGGCGATTTCGCTGGCCGGCGACCCTACCCGCAGAGGTAAGAGACTTCGCAAGCAACAAGAAAGTCATGCATTAAGTACCGGCAAAGGCCCCAAAGGCAACAAGGCAAGAGTAAAATTTACAACGACAACGGAAGAAGTTCCAACGGCGAATGCGCTAGCATATGAAGAATCCGGAGGCAAACGAGGCATCAAAGACCAGACAAAAAAAGTTACTAAAAGAACAGCACAAGTCTTCTTCCAAGGCGAAGGCGGCTACGATGATGCCGAATCGATTGTTCCAGGCGATCCAAGGTTTCAGCAGGTGGAACTTGGAGGAACAGTTTTAGAACCGCCAAAAGGCGGCGCGGGAAGAAGAGTAATTGTTGGAGCAAAAGAAGGGCCTATAGTTCGCCCGGGCGAAGAAGCTACACTTAATATTGGCGACTTTGCAGTTGAGGCTGAGACATCAAAAGATCCAGTAAAAGCATTTGAAGATCGCGTGATGCAGGTTCTTAAAGGGAAAGGGATTGTAGGCGCCGGCGAGGACCAAAAGGTGCACTTAGGAAAACTTAGTTTTGACGCTGCATCTGCAGGCGCCGACCCGAGGCCGACTTTGACTGAAGGCGGTGTGGGAGCATTAGTATCTTTAGCTTATGGGCTTTATGACACTCGTAGTCCCGAAGAGCGGGAAGCTGGCAAGCCACCAAAATGGAAACACGACCCTGACGCTAAAATATCTAAAACTGCAGAACTTCTTTTAAAAGGAATGTATAGTAAATATCAAGACCTTCAAAAAGAAAGTGTGAGGCTAAACGGACTAGCGGCAAAAAGCCGAGAAAAATTAAATGGGGCGAAAGATCTATATGCAGATGCACAAAGGGACGGAAACTCTGAAACAATTAAAGCCGCCAAACAAGCTTTAAATCGGGTTCAAAAAATTTACAATAGCTGGGCCCATAAAAGTAGAGTCACAAACAACAGCGTGGCTAAATTCCGCCCAATAATGAGCCCATATGGGCACGCGCGAAACTTCATGGGCGGTAAGTCAGCTGAAGAAGAAGCTGCCGCGGGCCAATTAACCAGGGACGAGGCCGCCTTGAAAGCTGCCGAAGCCCAACGCGCAGCAAAACTATCTGCGCAACAACGCGCCGCGGAAGCCAAGAAGAAAGCCGACGCAGAAAGGCGCCGGAAACGCAATTTGCCTCCGGTTCCGATACAAGAATCTTTACGCAGAAACAAAAACAAAGCTTTTAAAATTCGAATCAAAAGGAGAAAAAAATAAATGGCAACAGTATATGAAATCGTGCAAGGAATTGCACAAGCCGCAGCAAATGCATATGACGGATCACATGTTGAAGGATATTCTGCAGATGAAAAGTCAAGAGAAGTAGGTTTAAAAAGAGAGGAGGGAGACCCTATAATTGATTCTCGCGTTATGGATGGCTTTAAAGTTAAATTCCATGGCGATAAATTGGTTGTCCTTTATCACTCTGAAATAACTTTGAAAGAATTTCACGCTAGAAACTTTGAAGATGATATTGAAAGCACCTTTAATGATATTGCAAAATTCCTCAAGAAAGAATATAAGAATATTACAAAGAATACGCTAACTTTAACTCCAGAAGGAGACGCAGATATCCATGCCCAAAGCATGTCGAGAAAACGCAATTGGATTCAAGCCACAAAAACTTATAAAATTGGAGGCTTGGGAGATGTTGAGCCTGTCAAAGGCGGAAGCCCTGAAGATCGTTTAGACGATGCAATGAAGAAGTGGCTTGCCCTCGGTGGAGAAGGTGCTAAGAAGCCACAAAATGTATCTATCAAGGGGTAACAAGTGGCATATCAATTAACAAAAAAAGAGATGACAAGAGAGATCCTTAGATGCGGAAAGGATCCAGTTTATTTTGTTAATAACTATGCACGCATTTCTCACCCATTAAAAGGCTTAGTCCCATTTAAAACTTATGGCTACCAGTCAGATTTATTGAATGACTTTGATGATCATCGATTCACAATTATTCTTAAAGCACGCCAATTAGGGATATCAACAATAACTGCTGCCTATGTTGTATGGTTGATGCTTTTCCATCGCGACAAAAATATTCTTGTGATGGCTACAAAATATACTACTGCCTCTAATCTTGTTAAGAAAGTTAAGCACATGCTTAAACACTTGCCGGAATGGGTTCAAATATCAAAAGTTGAAGTAAATAACAGAAGCTCTTTTGAATTAAGTAATGGGTCGCAGATTAAAGCTTCTTCCACATCTGCAGATGCTGGTCGATCAGAAGCTCTGTCTCTATTAGTTGTTGACGAGGCCGCGCATGTTGAAGGTTTAGACGAATTATGGACAGGTCTATATCCAACACTTTCAACAGGCGGTCGATGTATTGCGCTTTCAACGCCAAATGGCGTTGGGAACTGGTTTCACAAAACTTATATTGATGCTGATTCTAATAAAAGTAATTTTTATCCTATTAAATTATTGTGGGACGAACACCCAGATCGAGATGAGCAATGGTTTGAAAAAGAAACAAAAAATATGTCCAAAAGACAGATCGCACAGGAACTGGAATGTAATTTCAACGCATCAGGTGAGACTGTTATTCATTCAGATGACATAGCAAGAGTTGATAAGACGGTTAAGCCGCCAAAATATAGAACAGGGTTTGATAGAAACTTTTGGATCTGGGAAGAATACAATGCAGAAAATAGTTATTTGTTATCTGCAGATGTTGCTCGTGGCGACGGAAACGATTACTCCGTATTTCATATATTTAAGCTGGAAACCATGGAGATTATTGCAGAATATCAGGGCAAATTAACTCCAGATCTTTTTTCAGAAGTATTGTTCAACGCCGGAAGAGAGTTCGGGAATTGTATGATTGTGGTTGAAAACAATTCTGTTGGGTTCTCAGTATTAGAAAAATTAAAAGAAAAAGAATATCCAAATGTTTATCACTCTGTTAAATCTACACATGAATATATTGATCAATTAACTGCAGAAAGCCTTAACGGTACAATTGCTGGCTTTACCACCTCTTTAAAAACAAAACCACTTTTAGTTGCCAAGTTTGAAGAATTTATTAGAAATAAAATTTTAATAATTTATTCTTCGAGATTAAGAGCAGAACTAGATACTTTTATTTGGAACAACGGGAAAGCAGAATCCCAAAAAAGTTATAATGACGATTTGATTATGGCCTGCGCAATTGGTTGTTGGGTTAGAGATACTGCAATCGTTGAAAATAAAAGAGATTTAGAGTATAAAAAAGCGCTGTTAGGGTCTATAATAAAGAGTAATTCTATCTTGGATACAAAAATTCCTGGAATGGTTAAAAGTAGAAAAGACTTCGAAGAAGAGAGAAAAGAATTAAAAGACCACGTATGGTTACTAAAAGGATAAAACATGGCAAATAGAAGCAAAAACCCAAAGGATTCAACTTGGCCATTATTTAAAAAGCTAACTAGATTATTTTCAGGCCCGTTTGTTAACTATCGCTCACAAAGCACAAGACAACTATCTAGAAGACGGTTAGACAAATATAGCAGTCGTTTTAAAGATGTTGCAGGACAAAAGTTTCAAAGATTATCTTACAACCCATTTGATAATCTTTCTGCTAATATCATGGCTGCGCAAAACAGAGCGCAGAGATATATAGACTTTGATCAAATGGAATACACACCAGAGATTGCTTCTGCATTAGATATCTATGCAGACGAAATGACAACCTCTAATAACTTAAGAAGAATAATATCAATTGAATGTCCAAATGAAGAAATTAAAAGCATTTTGGAAACGCTTTATTATAATGTTTTAAACATTGAATTTAATTTATTTGGCTGGTGTAGAACAATGTGCAAATATGGAGACTTTTTTCTCTATTTGGATCTAAACCCAGAAGTCGGCATAACAAATGTTATTGGCCTTCCAACTCAAGAAGTAGAAAGATTAGAAGGTGAAGACAAAACAAATCCCAATTATATACAGTATCAATGGAACACCGGCGGATTAACTCTTGAGAATTGGCAGATGGGTCACTTTAGAATTCTTGGAAATGATAAGTATGCTCCCTATGGAACTTCTGTTTTAGAGCCAGCAAGAAGAATTTGGAGGCAGCTGACACTTTTGGAGGACGCAATGATGGCATATCGAATTGTGAGGTCTCCAGAGAGAAGAGTGTTTTATATTGATGTTGGCAATATCTCTCCACAAGATGTTGAACAGTATATGCAAAAAGTTATAACATCGATGAAAAGAAATCAAGTAGTTGATCCGGAATCGGGCCGAGTTGATTTGCGCTATAATCCTATGAGCATCGATGAAGATTACTTTATTCCTGTTCGAGGTGCGGTACAATCGACTAAGGTTGAATCATTGCCAGGCGGGACATACACAGGCGATATTGAAGATGTTAAATATTTAAGAGATAAATTATTTTCTGCATTGAAAGTGCCTCAGTCATATCTTGCACGAGGAGAGGGAGCAGAAGAAGATAAAACCACACTTGCGCAAAAAGATATAAGATTCGCTAGAACAATCCAAAGGCTTCAGAGATCAATCGTTACAGAGCTAGAAAAAATTGGGGTTGTTCATCTTTTTACAATAGGTTTTAGAAGTGACGATTTGATTTCATTTAAGTTAACTTTAAATAATCCGTCTAAGCTTGCAGAGATGCAAGAACTTGAGCACTGGAGAACAAAATTTGATGCTGCTGCTTCAGCGACTGAAGGCTTCTTTAGCAGAAGATGGATAGCACAGCATATGTTTGGCTTTAGCGATGAAGACATGATTCGAAACCAAAGAGAGATGTTCTTTGATAGAAAATTTGATGTAGCACAAGAGGCTGTACGTGAAGCTATGATGGCTCAAATGCAAGGTGCAGCACAAGGCGCGGCAGAGCAAATAGGACCGCCAACAGAGGCGTCTCCTCCGGCAGAAGGTGAAGAAGCCCCAGCAGAAGGCGAAGAAGCTGCCGAAGGCGAAGAAGGTGCCGAAGGTGAAGAAGGCGCCGAAGGAGGAGAAGGCGAAGAAGGAGAAAGTGCTTTATTAGCAGCACCACCAGGAAAGCGAGATGAGAATTGGTGGAAAGTTCAAAGGGCTGATGCTCTTGGTCGGCCAAAACAAACTAAGACTTCAAAATCTAAAGGAAAATGGTACAAACCAGTAACTTATGACAGAAGAGATATGGGAGCTAGAAAGAGACACTATAAGAGCCAGTGGGCGGATGAAGTTGGCAAAGGCACAAAGCGCAATAT